TTATATAACGACTGGTTTATTGACCCGCTGGATAACGTCGAGAAGCCTATGATCCCCGATGGCGCTGTCATTATGAGTGGTGCCGATCTGATGGGTACCCGCGCCTTTGGCGTTATCCTGGACCCGGCTTTCAACTACGGTCCGCTGGCTTATGCGCCAAAATCCTGGGTGAAAGAAGATCCAGCCCAGCGTCTTATCCTGATGCAATCCTCCCCGCTGGTTATTCCGAGCCGGGTAAATGCATCCCTCTGCGCAACGGTGGTCTGATATGGCAAAACAACCTAATACCGGGCTGGCTGATGATCTGAATGCAGAAGGATCTGCCAAAGACGGCCTGAGCGTTGACGACCTGAATGCTGGCGATAACACTAAGGAAAAACAGCCTTTGAGCAAAACAGATGATGCCGAATTGTCTGTTGATGACGATGGTGGTGACGAAAAATCCGGAGACACTGAATCGCAGGAGTATGTGGTGTTGAAAGGGAATTGCATTCGTCATGACGGGGAGATGTACCGCGAAAATATGCGCATCCCTGTAACCGGCAAAGATGCTGAGCGTCTTCTGCAGTCCGGCGTTATTGCTGATGTTGATGTGCTTCGTAAGCGAGTTCTTGCTTCTCAGCCATCAGTTTCAGTTACGACAGGGTAATGACATGGGCGTGGACTGGGATTCTCATCTTCTGAGTCCGCTGCATGATGTCTTTGGCGATGAGCACGAGTACCGTCCACGTAACGGTACTCCTTTTACAATTAACGGGATTTTTGACCGTGGTTATGCGCAGGTTGCTGAAAACCTTGATGGCGATTCAGAAATTAACACCTCCAGCCCGATGTTGGGTGTGCGCGATGCTGAATTTCGCAAGCTGGGTAAATCGCAACCTGCTGTATCTGACCGGGTATTTATAAAGACGGTCGGTGGTCACATCATCAATCAGTTATTTGTTGTGTCAAACGTCGAACCCGACAGTCATGGCGGATCTCGTCTTGTCCTCAATGTGGTAAAACCGCGATGAATTCAGCAGCGATACGGCAAATGGTTGTCACTGCACTAACCGGGACAACCAGCGCGGGCGACCGCGTATTCTCTCCACGCGACTGGTCAACTTCACCAGATATGTATCCTGTGTTGTTGGTTCAGACGCCTTTTGAACAGAAAAAATCACAGGGGCGTAATACCCCTGCTTTTACCACCCTCACCACTGTCAGGATCACTGGGCGCGTTCAGGAGTATGACGGCGATACAGCAGTGGATGATGGAGCCATGCGGGCAGAGCTGGCGCTTGAAAGCCTTCGCGAGCAGGTGGAGCGCGCGGTGATCAACAGCTACGAACTGACGCGGAATATTCAGAAATACGCGGAAGTTCGTTCAACCATCAATGTTGATTCAGAAGGAGAGGCCCATATGGGGCAGCTTCTTTTAGAGATCGACATAGAGCATTACCAGGGGCCGGAAGATTTTTATCCTGTCCAGTCGGTTCCCCTTGAGGGCATGGATATTGCGGTCGACATGCCAGACGGCACAGTTAAACCGGGTATCAGCCTCAATCTTCAGGAGTAATCCATGTTTGTTAAGCCGAACAACGGGCTCAGCGTTCGCTGCCCCGTCAAGGGCATCCCATTGCCTAAAGAGGGTGCTGAAGTACCTGACAATATTTTCTGGCGTCGCCGTCTGAGCGATGGGGACGTGATCCTCTCTAAAAAGGATGAGGGCGCGCCAGAGAAACAATCATTACCTAAAAAAGCGGGAGAAAATGAATGACCGTACCTTTCGCTCGTGTTCCCGATAACCTGCGGGTAGGGCTTTTCTTCGTTGAGTTTGATAACTCAATGGCGAATAACGCCACTGCCACGCAGCGCACCCTGCTTATCGGTGGGATGCTCAGTACCGGCTCAACCCCCCCTGGTATTCCGCAGCGAGTTTCCTCTTCGGATACCGTCGGTGAGCTGACAGGAAAAGGGGGAATTCTGCAGGCCATGATGGCGGCGTATCAGAAAAATGATACCGCAGCCGAAGTCTGGATCCTGCCGCTGGAGGAAGACTCCGATTCCATGGTGGCTGCAACCGGCACCATTAAAGTGAGCAGCGCACCGACGGCAACCGGAGTGATCTCCCTTTATATTGCTGGTGAGCGCATTCAGTTGACCGTTGTAGCAACAGATACGGTGGCAGCGATCGCCACCTCTCTGGCCGCGGCGATTAACGCAAAAACCACGCTACCTGTAACCGCCAGTGCGACTACGGATACCGTAACCCTGACCGCGAAGAATCTTGGTGCTACGGGTAATGGGATCGACATTCGCCTGAACTTCCTCGGCTTACCTGGAGGCGAGTCCACACCTGCAGGCCTGGAACTGACGATTACTGCTATGTCTAACGGAGTCGGGGCTCCGGATATTACCGGCGCGCTGGCAAACCTGCAGGATCGGACATTCGATTTCATCATCAACCCTTACGACGATACAACCTCGTTGAATGTGATGAAGGAGTTCCTGTCAGACACTGGCGGTCGCTGGGCATGGGACAAGCAGCTTTATGGCCATTCCTTTGGTACCACCACCGGGACTTACGCCCAGCTCGGTACCAAAGGTGAGCTGCGCAATAACCAGCATGAGACCCTGCTGGGCGTAAATAAATCGCCGTCCCCTTCCTGGGCATGGTCTGCAGCTTACACCGGCGCAGCTGCGGTGAGTCTGCGTAATGACCCCGGCCGCCCGCTACAGTCGCTCGCTGTTCAGGGGGTGCTTGCGCCAGAACTGCAGGATCGCTTTGAGCTGACCGAGCGTAACAATCTGCTGTACAGCGGCATTTCGACATTTACGGTCGATGACGATGGCACGGTGCGCATTGAAAACCTGATCACCACCTACCAGAAAAACAGCTATGGCGATGCAGATGACAGTTATCTGGAAGTGGAGACGCTGTTCAGCCTGATGTTTGTGACCCGCTACCTGCGCACAGCGGTGACCAGCAAGTTTGGCCGTATGAAGCTTGCTGCGGATGGAACCCGATTTGCACCTGGCGCGGCGATCGTCACGCCAAACATTATCAAGGCCGATCAGATTGCCGAGTACCAGACTCTGGTATGGAACGGTTATGCGCAGGATGCGGAGGCATTCGCAAAAAATATCATCGTCGAGCAGAACGCCAAAAATCCGAACCGCGTCGATGTGCTGTGGCCGGGAACCCTCATGAACCAGTTGCGCATTTTCGCGCTGCTCAATCAGTTCCGCACTCGGGCTGAATCAACAGGAGCTTAAACGATGGCAGGTGATACTACTAACCGCCTGGCGGGAACCGCCTATGTCACTGTTAACGGTGTGACGGTAATGGTGGAGGGCTCGTTTAAATACCAGGCTGCCACCGTAAACCGTACCACCCTGACAGGGATGGATGGTGTGCACGGATATAAGGAAAAACCTGTGGCGCCATACATTTCTGCCCGACTGCGTGACAGTGGCGGAACGAATGTGCAGGGCTTTAACCAGCAGACGAACGTCAACGTGATCGCCGAGTTGGCTAACGGGAAAACTATCATTGGCCGTTCACTCTGGACGGTCAACGTCCAGGAAGTGGAAAGCGAAGATGCAGTATTTGATGTTCGCTGGGAAGGCCGCGACGTAACGGAGAACTAAGATGGCTGAGATTGAACGCGTTAAAACCATTCCATTAACCGTAGCGCTGGATGATGCTGCGGAGAAGACCACTTATACGCAGCTGGAGCTGAAAGCACCCACGCTAAGCCAGGCTGAGCAGTTTTACGAGAAACAGGCTGCGTCAACGTCGCTCGCGGCGATGCGCCTGCTTATTGCGCTGGTTTCCGGTACGCGTGAAAGCGTACTGCAGCCGATGGATTTTCTCGACTTCCGTAAGTGTGAGGAGTATCTGCTCAGTTTTTTGACCTGGAAGCCCTGACAACCTGGCAGGAAATGGCCGCTGACGTCACCTTCTATTTCCGCTGGTCTGAGGACAGGGCGTGGGGAATGACCCGCGCCCGGCTGAAATGGTGGGTGGCGCAGGCATCCCGGATAAACAAGCTTAGGAAACCTGAAGACGATGAGTAATTCTTTTGATTTTGAGCTGGTGGCCAGCGACCAGGTTAGCGAGGCTATAGACCGCATTAATGAGGCTGTCCGTGACCTGGAGCCGAAGCTAGATAAAACTAAAGAAGGGCTCAAGTTAGGCGGTCAGGAAACAGCCGACGGACTGAGCGGTTTTATTTCTCGCCTCGAGAATATGTCGAAGAGCGCGCGGGATAACGTGCAGTTTATTGGCGACATGGTTCCCCCACTGAAAATGGTGGGGGAGCTCACGGGGAAGATGGGGGCGCTGGGGTTAGCCGGTGCTGCCGGCTACGGACTGAAACAGGTCGCTTATGGATTTCGGGAGGCATCCCGTCAGGCCTATAATCTTGATGTCTCGGCAAAAAATGCGGGAATGCGCGTTGACGATTTTACCCGACTTTCCGGGGCAATGCGTATTCTTGGGGCAGACAGCGAGAGCGCTAATGCATCAATAGAAGGTATTTTCAAAGCATTCAATGAGGCTGCCAGTGGTAAAAACGAGGGGGTTATGGCAGCGATGGCGCAAATTGGTGCTCAAATCCAAAAAAACAGCGATGGTTCAGTAAATACCCTTAAAACACTGGAGTCTATCGCAAAAATTTTTCCAACCTTGCGACCTGAACAGCAGAAGTCCGCCGCTGATGCACTTGGGCTGACGCCCGAATTGCTGGCGCTAATGCGTGACGGTGAGCGCATGAAAAAGCTGCTGGCGAAATCGGATGAATTTGGTCTGACTGTGGATCCGGCACTAAATCAGCAATTGAGTGAAGTGAACGGCACTATGAATGAGCTCAGCGCATCCTGGGATGGTCTGTGGCAACGTTCAAAAAACAAGGCACTTAAGACCATTCTTTCGGATGGTTCAGTCAAAGACGGCCTTGAAGGTGTTACCGATCTGTTCACTAATGGTGATTTTACTGGGCTGTCTCATGCTCTCGGTTTTATCAACAGCAATGATGCTGAGAAACTACGGCGCATTCAGAACGATAAGGAACTTTATAACAGCTTACCCCGCAGTGAACGTGGGCAGGTTGACGCGGGTTTCATGACTGATGCTGTAAGAAAGCGGTACGATGCGAATTACCGCGCGACCGATTCTGCGATTCAATTGCAGAATGACTTATCCGCTATCAGCCAGCCACAATCCAACGTTGCACGCGGCAATGTTCCTTACGGGGAAACAAGGAATAACGCAATTGGCTTCAGAAATAATAATCCCGGTAATTTGAGGGTTGCAGCAAACGCAACGGGTAAAAATGGCGGATTTTCTACCTTTGCGAATGATGCCGACGGAAGAACTGCAATGGCGAGACAGCTGATGTTGTATGGTGACAGGGGGAATAATACTCTGGATGGGATTATTCATACCTATGCTCCGCAATCAGAGAATAATACTCGTGCATATATTGACTCCGTCTCAAAAGACACTGGATATGGAGCCAAAGAGCAAGTAAATCTGCACGATCCGGAAACATTAAAAACGATAATGGCAGCCATGATTAAACATGAGAATGGCGCACAACCTTATACTGAGGAACAACTGCTAAACGCCATCCAGACCGCCATTACTGATGATCGGTGGTCAGGGAAGAGAAATCCGGATGTGCTGGCCCAGCAGCGGTATGACATTATCTCTGGATCACGCGGCGTGGATCAAGAACCCACGATACTCAGAACACAACAAGGGAAAAGTGATGAAGTTGCCCTTAGTGAAAATCTGGCGCGGTCGTTTAAGGAGGCCATGTCCGATCAGTCTCTCAAGCTTGAAATCACGATGGTCAATGATAAGGGGGAGCGTAAAACCTATAATGCGGAAAATAATGGCAGAATAACAACGGCCATGAATTACTGATCACTGTCGTCATTTCGTTAAGGAAGAAGTTATGAATGAAAAAGTTTTTGGAGCAAAAGCCATTTAGACTCCAAAGGTTTTTGCGCTTGTTTACCTGGTAATTGGCATTTGCCTCGTTTTTTCTGTTGTCTCAATGAATTTCACGGCGATTACGATATCGGTGGTAAGTGCATTGCTTTTACGTGTGCTTTATGAGTTCCTAATGAACTCATTCAAGGCGACTGAGCATCTTTACAGGATCGCCGAATCTCTTGACCGTAATGGATCCAGCGATAAATAGATAAGTCATTTCAGTGCATATGTAAACCGCCGACATGGCGGTTTTTTTATTTCCGGAGGCGTGATGCCGTCAATTATCCAGGACGCAATAACTTCTCTTTTGGGGGGAGATACCAGCGATGACTGGCAGGGGCAGTTACGGCCCAGCTCATTCAGAGGTGTGCCATTTGCAATTGTTGCTGAGGAAGGGAGCCACGGCCGACGCCAGGCGGTACATGAATATCCCTACCGTGATACAGCCTGGATAGAGGATATCGGGCGGGCAACACGGCGATTTGTTATTCGCGGTTTCTTGATCCAGAACAGCCAGGTTTACGGCGGCGGCGATGCTATCACGCAGCGCCAGTCACTGATTGAAGCCTGTGAACAAAAAGGTAGCGGTACGCTTGTCCATCCGACACTGGGCGAATTAACGGTTTCCATCCCTGAGAATGGTTTGCGTATTTCCGGTTCGATGGAGAACGGGCGAGTATTTGAATTTACCCTGATGGCAATTGAATCAGGGCTTAAAGTGTTTGCTGTCACGGGCAGTACCGTTGCAGGCGCCACGGTGAAAACCAACTATCTGAAACTGGTCAGCACTGCTGTGCTGAGCACGATTGCCAGGGTTAAGAGTGAAATCCGCGGTGTCACACAGGCTATAAACACCATCAGAGGCACGGTCACGTTCTGGACTAACATGGTTGACAGCACCATCAGTCAGGTCACGAATCTCAGCAATGTCCTGAACTCCACGTTCGGGAATACCCGGTACGGACGTTACAGTAAAGGCTCTGTGGGCGGTAGTTCCTCTGCTGTTGCTGGCAAATCGTCAGTTGCTGATGTGGATGATGAGAGAGCACTGGCTGACAAGGTAACAGCCCAGTCGGTAATGGACCGGAAAAATGTTACCGACAGGTCGAGCCAGCTTAGCAGCTCCAACACACCTGATGAGTTTGTCCAGGGCGTCGCCGACGTGGTAAACGCAATTCTTAACAGCGCCGGCAGCGTTAATGACCGAATCACAGCGCTGGAAAAACTGGCTAATTCAATCAGCACGGAGTACCAGCAGTCCGACAGCAGCAAAGCGATTTCGGCGACCATGAACACGCTGATTGTTGTGCTATGTACTGGTGCCATGACCAGTGCCGCTGCGGACTCCAGACCAGCCAGTACAGACGAGGCAGAAGAGTTAACTCAACGAGTTTCTGTGCAACTTGATACGGCGCTGGTTCTGGCTGGAGACCGCGCGGACGATGATATGTATAACGCGCTTCTCGCCGTCAGATCGGCATTCCTTTCTACGATGAGTGAGCGTGCTTCTGGTCTGAGCGAGCTTCTGCAGGTTACTACCGCTCAGCCGCTTCCGGCGCTGACGCTGGCAAACCGATTATACCAGGATGCCACCCGTGCAGATGAACTGGTACAGGAAGCGCGCGTACCGCATCCGGCGTTTATGCCGACAACCATGAAGGTACTGAGGCAATGAATGCAGACAGCGATCTGGATGTTGTTTCTTTGACGGTCGACGGCAAAATCATCGAGGGGTGGGATTCTGTCCGGGTAACGCGGGGTATTGAGCGTTTTCCCTCTGATTTCGATCTTGGGCTAATGGATTACTTCCCTGGCAACGAAGATCGTCAACTCGTTGAAGAGGGAATGTCTTGTGAAGTTCGTATCGGAGATGATCTGACACTGACGGGATATGTTGATGACTGGGAACCCGCACTATCGCGCTCCCGCCATGAGGTCCGCGCCACGGGCAGGAGCAAATGTCAGGACCTGGTGGATTGCTCAGCTGAGTGGCCTAACAACGTCATTAATGCCAGTAATGCACTTGAAATTGCTTCTCGCCTGACATCCTACTACGGCATCACCGTAACCACGGATGTTGATGAGCTTGTGAAGGTACCCCAGTTCACTCTGAACTGGGGTGAGTCTCCGCAAGAAGTCATCGATCGGGTGGCCAGATGGTCTGCTCTGCTTTACTACGATCAGCCCGATGGAAACCTGTTACTGACCCGGGTGGGAACACGTCGTGCGGCGAGTGGGATAGCCGAAGGGGTAAATGTCGAGCAGGCATACTACCGCAAATCGATGGCTGACAGGTTTTCAGATTATGTCGGTGTATCAATGAGCGTTTCTCCAATTGCAGGGTATTCGCCTGATACGGCCTATGACGCTGTGACTCTGGCAACGGCGAGAGATCCGGAGGCCGCCCGTATGCGGTACCGAAAACATATATCGATTGTGGAAAGTACCCTGATGGCTACTCAACAGGCACAAAGTGCGATCGACTGGGAAATGAACCGGCGGTACGGACGTTCAAAACAGCTCTCGGTAACCATCGATTCCTGGCGGGATAAAGACGGGAAACTGTGGGAACCAAACACATTGATCCCCGTTGATCTTCCCACCTTACGGTTGCCGGAGACTGAATTGCTACTGGCAGAAGTCACCTATATGCGCGATGACTACGGCACCCATGCACGCATGACGCTGATGCCGCCTGAAGCATTCGCCGTTCAGCCATATGCCTTCTACCAGAACCTGGCGGGATTCAATACATGAAGCAACTATTTAAACATGCAGCGACTAGGATCGCCGGCATGCTGGGGATTGGCCGGATCACGGCTATGAAAGATGGTGGGGTGGTGCAGTCAATCCAGTACCAGACTCCGCTGGAGGTGGCCAGCGCACCGCGGATGGCTGAATTTGGTTTTTCATCCGGCCTGCCGTCAGGGACTGACGTGGTTCTGGCTTTTATTGGCGGTGATCGTTCCAGCGCGGTGGTAATTGCGTCCAACCATCAGGGGTTCCGTCATACAGGCCTGAAAGCGGGCGAAACGGTCATGTATAACCAGTGGGGTCTTAATATTCTCCTGACGGAGAAGGGGATCTTCCTGGATGCAAAGGGCCAGAATGTTGAGGTCAATAACGCCACTAACGTGACCATCAATGCCAGCCAGGGGATTCTTGCAAATACCCCGATCCTGAGGTGCACGGGTGACATTGTTGATAACTGTGAAACCAATACCCGAACACTGAAAGAGCTGCGGGATGCACATAATGACCATGATCATGTGGTTAAAAATGCCCAGAGTGGCAATGACAATATCCGCAGCCAAAAAACAGAGGATCAGGTGACATGAGTGACATCGCTTCATTCTGGAATGTGGATGAGATGTTTGCTGACTGGCAGAAAGGGCTGGGCGAACTCACCACGGGGAACGATTTACAGACTGCAATACTGGACAGCCTGTTTACTGACAGGCTGGCGCGCGCTGACGATGATTATGAGGATAGCGATCGCCGCGGCTGGTGGGGGGATTCCGGGGAGGAATCCCAACTGGGATCCCGGCTGTGGTTGCTACGGCGGAAAAAACTGACCCCGGATGTAGCAAAAAAAGCGGAGGAATACTCGAGTGAAGCGCTCAACTGGTTAAAGGTTGATGGCGTTGTCAGCGAGGTTATTCCTGTTGCCAGGATCGTCCTGCCTGACCGGCTCAATCTCATTATCCGCTATCAGGCACCGGGGAAGGACTGGCAGGAATTCAGGTTTTACTGGATATGGGAGCAACGTTAATATGCCGTTTAAACGACCGACGCTGAGCGAACTCCGCGACGGAAACCGGAAATTTATGCAGGCGGAGCTTGAGGATGTTGGTGCGCTCCTGCGGTTCGCGAACCTGAAGGTACTGGCTGACATGGATGCGGGGATGGGGCATTTGCATTACGCCTACCTTGACTATATTGCCCTGCAGACAAACCCGTTTACCTCTACCGATGAGTATCTCGCCGGGTGGATGGCCCTTAAGCAGGTATTCAGAAAACCAGCTGCAGCGGCGAAGTCGCCTGCGGTACAGGCTAGTGGCAGTGTTGACAGTATTATCCCTGTTGGCTCGATCATTAACCGCGGGGACGGATACCAGTACCGGACGGATGCAGATCTTAAAATTCAGGCAGATGGATTTGGTATCGTCGCGGTGACGGCCATCCTGCCGGATATTACCAGTGATGTAACGGGTGGAGGCGCGCGCGGTAACGCTGATGCCGGGACCATAATGACCCTGGACGCGAATATTGCTGGCGTGGATCCACAGGTAACGTTACTGTCCGCTGCGACCGGCGGAGCCGATATTGAAACGGAAGAGGACTTTCGCAGTCGTGGCTTGCTGGCATGGCAGAATCCGCCTCAGGGTGGAAGCGACGCCGATTATAAAAAATGGGCGCTTGAGGTTTCGGGCGTCACCCGCGCGTGGGTAAAGCGGCGTCTGAACGGGGCCGGTACCGTTGGCGTGTATATCATGTGTGATCGGAATGACAATGGTGGGTTTCCGGTCGGTACCGATGGAATATCCCAACTTGAGGACTGGGGGGCTGTTAAAGCCACCGGAGACCAGCTCGCTGTCGCCGACCACATCTATCCGCAGCAGACAGACACTGCCATTGTTTTCGTATGTTCCCCGATCAAGAAAGTCATCAATATTGAAATCTCTGGTATCAAAAATGCCGACAGCACCACAGTTCAGGGTATAAAAGACGCGCTGACGGCGCTATTTTTTGATGAGGCTAACCCTGATGGTTCCGGGAAAGTTTACCTCTCTGATATTAACGGGAGTATCGGCGGTGTTAGTGGCACGACGGGCTATATCCTTAACTCTCCGATGGCCAATATCACCTTTGCTGTTGGCGAAATTCCGGTGCTTGGCGGGGTGAATTTTGTATGAGCCTCTTTTCAAAAAATGATTATGCCGGTGCGCTTGGCGCGTTGCTGCCGACGGGCAGGGCGTGGCCCAGATCGCAAAAAACGGTACAGGCTGCGGTATTACGGGCACTGGGCAGCGCGTTTCAGCGTTCTGACAACGATGCGCAAAGCCTGATTACTGGTGCTTTTCCCCCTACAGCGACGGTAATGTTGTCAGAATGGGAAAGCTCTCTGGGGTTACCAGATGATTGTGCGATTGGTGAATCCGGTGGCGTCAGCGATCGCCAGCGCGCCGTGGTGGCAAAGTTAATCAGCACCGGCGGCCTGAACCGCGATTATTACATCCGGGTGGCTGCAGCTCTTGGTTATACCATCACTATCACACAGTTCAGGCCCGCTATGAGTGGCATGTCAGTATGCGGTGATGCGCTTAACGGTGACGAGTGGCCATTTACCTGGCGGATAAATGCGCCACAAACAACGATCAAGTATTCGCTTGCTGGCGCGTCCTACTGCGGAGATCCGCTCGCATCGTGGGGCAATAAACAACTGGAGTGTTCAATCAACAAAATTGCCCCATCCCATCTGAACATCATTTTCAATTATTCATAACTGATATTTCCCCCTCTGATTTTATCGCTTAACACTAAGTGAGGATTAACTATGCTCCGAATCGGGCAAGTCGAAGCCACTGCAACGCAGGATGGCAAATATACTGATGGAAGTGTTGCTGGTGGTATTGCCGCAACGAGGCTGCGGGCAGCAGCGTTTAACGCCATGCAGGAAGAGTTAGCGCATATCGTAGAGTCAGCAGGATTGGTGCTCGACATTAACGATATGACTCAGGTTTTAAAAGCCATTCAAAAACTCACACTGAGCCGTGCAAACCCATTTGCCGATATCAAATCAGATGGAGCAGCGGCGATTTCTACGGCTCTCTCAAACCTTGGTTTGATAGGGGGGGTTATCCCCAACAAAATTGGACGCCTGGTTAACATCAAAATTATCAATACGTCTGGGACGTATACACGCTCACCACAGGCTACATTCGGCTACGTTGAAGTTATTGGGGCTGGAGGGGCTGGAGCGGGTAGCCCAGGAATCAACAATACAACTGATATTAATTATAGCGTTGTTGGTTCTGGTGGTGGTGCCGGCGCATATGCCTTTAAGTTTTATCAAGAACTTCCAGTAACAGCGCCTGTTATTGTCGGGGTTGGTGGACAAGCAACATATGCTACAGGTAATCCAGGTGGTGCATCATCATTTAACAGCAGTATCGTAGCGTATGGTGGCGCTGGAGGTAGTTACATAGGGGCATATTACACCAACAGTGTTATCACAAATGTTCGTGGGCCATCGGGTGGTTCGGCTGTTGGTGGTGATATCAATGCGGCCGGAGAGATGGGAGGAAGTTGCTTTGTTTCAAATAACTTAAATGTCGTCTCAGGGAAAGGAGGGGCTTCTAAACTTGGTAGCGGTGGCATTTCTGTTGGTGGTGGCTCTGCAAACGGTGTCCCTTCATCCACACCAGGCGGCGGAGGCTCTGGCGCTGTAAGCTCGCGAGATTCATTGGTTGCAGCGCCTGCACAGTTGGGGGGAGCGGGTGCTAATGGAATTGTTATCGTATGGGAGTTTGCATAATGTCTAATTTCGCGCTTATTAAAGACGGAACGGTTGAAAATATCTTTGTCTGTGAAGATGACACAATCGCGCAGTCTCTGTTTCCCGATGAAACGGTGATCTGCATCAACAACCCTGAAGTGGGTATCGGTTGGTTTTATGCGAACGGCCAGTTTTCTGCCCCACCACAACAAGAAAAGTCGCACAATGAATTAGTCGCAGAGGCTGAAGCGGAAAAACGCGCCCGTATTGATGCGGCAACCAGCCGAATTGTCGTCTGGCAAACCAAGCTACTGATGGGGCGCAATCTTACGGATGCTGAATCCGCAAGCCTTAACGCCTGGATTGACTATATCGATGCGGTGACAGCAATAGATACCAGCACCGCACAGGACATCAACTGGCCTGTTCCCCCGGAGGTGTAGGCCACTCGGGTTTCGCTGTATCAACGCGCATCAACAGTACCCGGTATTTTTTCCATTCAGACAACGCGGCGGTTTCTTCTGCCGTCGCGATCTCCGCATCATAAGCATCCTGCCGCCAGGATATTTCATTATCAGCAATTGAACGCAATGTTGTTCTTTTCTGTTCAGCCTGGACAATCTGTTGTTCTGCTGAGAGTGGCGGAATATCAATCCATGCAGGATTGCCCTCTTTGTCTGAACCGAGCATTTTACCCTTCGGCGCGACTCCCGTATAAATTGCCATTGTTTCATCATCAACATCAGCCCCGTTTACAGGCCAGGTGCCCGCTTCTTCATAGGCTTCTTTCATAGCGAACAGATAAAACGAGCCATTATAAAATTTATTCATTTTCACAATCCCACAGCAATTACACAGCAATCTTCTAATGCCCCGGCATTACCCCAGTTTTGTATGCTTACGGTGGTTGCGTTAGCAATGCGCACGTTCATCGCAGCGTTGTAGCCAGAAGTTGCGCGGCTCCCTGTAGCGAATAACCCCATGCTGGGGAATGCATAAGGAAGCGGATAACCCTTATCTGTCCCACCCGTAGTCTGAATGGTGACAAACTGCACCATAATAGTTTTTGGATTGCCATACTGATCAACGAAGGGGAACTTAAGCAATGTGTTGCCTGTAGCCGCTATCGCCTGGAAAAAACTCATGTCAGGGATCTGATTCGGCCACATTCCCACCTCTCTTTTCGCTGCTGTTCCCAAACCAACGTTTACGAAAATGAATATCCGCCACAGCGTAATCAAGACGTAACTGTGGCGGGCATTGAAAATCTTTACTCACTCACTAACCAGAATTCAGCCTCTTCAAACATTTCCTGGACTACTGCACTGATCCGTTCCTTCTCATGCTTGCTGGCGTCAGTGTTGATCGCCGGCAGTGTCATCATCGGTTTAACCCGAACATCAGCATCGGGGAAGATCCGGTGTATCCTCTTAGTTAACTCGCCCAGAATGATATCTTTTGCACCGGGCAGACCATCAAAATTCCTTTTGTCATAAACGAGTTCCACGAACATTGCTTATTGCTCCTTTACTGGATGGATATACAGTATTTATACTGTGTTTTTATCCGGTATTCAAGAGAGGGCGTAAACATGGGCTTTCCTTCACCAGCTACCGACTATATAGAGCAGCGGGTTACGCCAGCCAGTGTCTGCATGACTCCCGACAGTCGCATCCTCGAGACGCCGGCGGGTTATGCGATCATCGTCCCGGTCACGCGCCCACAGCAGGGTGATGCGCTGTTGATTCTGTCCGGAGGTCGGACGCAGTTTGCGAAGCTTAGGGGGAAAGCGTTAATCACGGATGACGGCGAAGCGATCGAAGGTGATGCAGCTGAAGAGGCTGAGGTTATGAGGCGGGTGACGCACTTTATCAACAGCACTGATGCTGCGATATCTCTTGAGGCGGCATTGGCGCAGTTTTGA